CGGCGGCTTGAGGGATCGTCACCACGAGCACCGCCTGTATCGCCGCCTGAATCTCGCGCACCTCTTCGTCCGACCGGATGCCGTAGTACGCGAGCGTCCGCCTCAGCATGGTCTCGCTCGCCGCCAGCGCGATCATGAGCTGCGGATTCGAGATCGTTGCCAATGCCTGAGTCCACTGCGCTCGCTGGAGGTCATCGGAGACGGGGGTGAGGCTCGTAACGTCGACATCGACGTCGAAGTCGAACTCTCCCAGGTCGGAGTAGTTGATCTCCTTCCACACCTCCGTGGCCTTCATCGCTTCTTGCGCGTAGGTTGGGCTCCGCGGGTCGGCGTTGACCTGAATCCAGAACTTCAGTTGCATGTCATCGCGGATCGTCATGAGCATCTTCCGGATGACCTGCGAGAAGAAGGTCGCGACGGTATCCCGATCGGCCGAGTCCCGCACCTTCGCGTTCGTGTCCAGGATCGACGCTTGCGTTGCGGTCTTACTTTCAGAGACCCCGCGCTGCTCGGGCGAGACCCCCGCGACTTCGCTGAAGTCCGATCGGGTCATCGCCACGTTCTGCAAGGTCGCGCGGTCGAGCGGGGCGTCCTGAATCGGGGTGACGGCATCGGGGGACGCGGCCCAGGCCACAACCCCGTCCCCGCCGCTCGTGATCTTGAGGAGCTCGTCGTCGGTGATCATGCCCGGGCGCGCGATATACCGCCTGTAGAACCTCTTTCGGTGGATGCGCTGGTCATCGCGCTGGTCGTTGTACTCGTCCTGCGGCGAGCGCCAGTTGAAGACGGGGGGAATCGGGTACGGATCGTCCAAGCGCTCGTGGAACCGGAGGAAGACGAACGGGTGGTAGTCGAATTCCTCCTCCTTCTTGAGGTAGTAGTCCATCCCCTCGCAGAACACGCGACGTACCTGATCCCTGAGGTCCCAGATCTTCCACAGCTTCACCATACCCGACTGAGCGCGCTTGGTGTCCTCTTCGTCGAACGCGCCTGTCCCCAAGGTGGAGTCCCCCGCTCCCATGTACTGCTTCTTGAGCTTGCCCGTCATCTTGAGTTTGTCGGTGTTCGTGTAGGAGGGGTTCTTGCGCACGTCCTCGAGATAGACCCATTCGTAGTACCCGAGCCAGTCCGCACTCGCGGGATCGTTGCCGCAATTCTCGGAGAAGCGGAATTGGCGAGCGGGGATTCGCCGGATGAACAAGCGCTCGGACCCACTCTTGGGGATTTTGTCAGGATGGTGCACCGTCTCACCCTCGTCGTCCTTCAGTTCCTCGTCATCATCATCGAGGACAGGCTTCCCCGCGTTGGGGTTGTCGATGTAGTCCGCGCTGTACCCTACCTCGATCACGCCGAACCTAAACTGAGCGTCGAGCAAGGCGAGCTTGCAATTGGGGAGGAACCCAACCTTGTCGTCGCGCATGAAGGTGTACGCCGTGTCCTCAAGCATCTTCGTCACACTCGAGAGCTTCGACCCCTGATCCTCGGCCCGCGCGGGCTTGGGGGTGATCTTGGCCTTCGGGCGGAAGAACATGAGCGAAGGCAAGCGCGTTTGGATCGAGGCAAAGATCAGGTTGATCACGTAGTGCGACTGTGGGTCGGAGCCGTCGTTCATCATCGCGAGGCGATCGTCCCACTGGAACCCACAGTAATAGTCCTCGAGCGTCTCGCAGAGGAAGTCGTCTTCCCATTCGCGGTGGATCTTGTTCGCCGACTCGATTCTGCGGAACCAGGCTTTGAGGGAGTCGCGATCTGGGGGCCGTCCTACCTTCGCCATTCCTTGCTCCTATCCTCTTAGTAATTCCGATAGCGCCTGCGTCCGCCTGAGAGCGCACGGCGAACCTGCCTCTGCATACGCCGGACTCCTCCACCACGCTTGAAGGCGAGGTGCTTGTCGTGCACGTCGCGCCAGGAGCCCTCGGGGACCTTGGGCTTGGCAATGCGCGCGGGTGAAGGGCGGGCGGAGATCATGTACCTCAGCGCGTCATACGCGTGGTCGGGGATCTTCTCGTCCCGATCGTCGGAGAAGATCGGTTTCCCTAGGTCCGTCCCGATCTTCAGCCGGCGCTGCGCCTGGGCCTCGCGGATGACCTTGTAGCACCCGTGCGGGTAGGCTGGGGACTTCTGCACGAAGAAGAGGTGCGGGGCGCCGAGCTCGCCGGTGAATGGGTTGCGGTGCTCGGGGTCGATCTTGAGGTACTCGTTGATGCGGTCCCGAGTCCCGAGCTCGTTGTTGTCGGCCGGGAGCCAGTGCAGCGCGGTATGAGGGTCGAGGAACGTGGGGTCCGAGAATTNNCCGCCGTTCTTCTGCGCGGTCTTCGCGAAGATCGAGGGGTCGGCGAAATTCATGAGGTAGCGTTCGCCTGAGGAGAGCTCGGTGATGCGGGCGCGGTGGTCGGCGATCAGGCGGTTGGGTTCGTAGTATTCGCGGTAGGCGAAGACGTTTCCCTCAGGGTCGACGGCCCACCACATGCAGCACGTCGGGGCAGAGTCGCCGAAGTCCAGAGTGCGGTGCAGGTCGCAGTTGCGCATGAGGTACTCGAGCAGGGCCAAGCGCTCACCTGACTTGAGAAGGACCTGATCCTCGTGCGTGCGCAGGGAGACGGGGGGGATGGCGTGGATCTGGCCCTCAGGAATGCCCCACTCGCCGAAGACGAACCTGCGAATCCACGTGGGGTCCTTCTGCATCAGGAGGGCTTTGTTCTGCGTGGGCAGAAACTTGTTCTCGAGGGAGTTGAAGAAGACCATGCGGTACCCCAGGTCATGGTAGGACTGGAGCACGCCGGTCTTCTCGTGCGTCTGGGGATCGATCTGGGGGATCTTCGGTTCCCAATGCTCGTCGGAGGAGGTGTGGAATCGGCGATAGACCCAATGGAGCTCGTGCTCGGGATTGACGGCGATCATGGGGTAGGTGGGGACGATGGGGTCCCCCAGAGGACTAACCCAAGGCCATTGCCTCCCCGCTCGGGCCTCGGCCTCGATCAATTCGCCCGGCACCTCAGCGGCGTCCCATCGCCCGAGCCTGCCGAGCATTTGATCGAAGATCTCCTCCTCGATCTCCTCCGCCTGGTCGATGAAGAACCAATTGATCTCGAGGCCGCGGATCACGTTCTCGGTCTCCGGGTCGTCCAGATGAAGCCAGAGGATCTCGGAGCCGTTATTCAGGCGCAGGACCTTGTCCGAGTCCGACCGCCGGCCTCCGAAGGAGTAGGCTTCGGGCGGGCAGATCTTGAAGAAGGTCGACATGGTCGTCTTCTTGAGCTCGTCCCACACTCGGCGGGCGATCACGCCCCTATTGCGCGGGTACATGTCGCTTAGGCAAAGAGCCTTGAAGCATGCGCCCCAGGTCTTACTGGAGCCCCAGCCTCCAGAGGCGCAGAGAGGGGCGGGGCCGTACCTGAAGAACTCCTCCTGCGCGCGCGAGGCCCAGCGGATAGTCCGGGGGCCTGACTGCGCGGTTACGAGCGAGTGTATCGAGCGCCCGCGCCCGCGGTAGTTCGTCCCCACCTCAGCCGAGCCTCAAGCGCGGGCCTCGCCCCAGACGTCGGCCTGAGGGCAGGGCGCAGGGCGGGGCGTAGTACATAGGGAAGCCCCGCTCTCCGGGGGCCTTCGGCCCCCTCCGAGCCTGGCTTCCCAAGGAAGGGGAACGCCCGAGGCTTCCCAAGAAAGGTGCATTCATAGGGCGAGTATACCAAGAACTACTACAACGGCCCGCGCCTCAGGCCCGCGCCTCAGGCCGAAGTCAGGCGAGTGGGGGGTCAGGCGAGGTGATTTTGAGGTGCGTGAGGTGAGGCAGGGGGCGTGGGGGTGAGGCGAGGCGCGAGGCTCGAGCCCCGTACTAATAAGTATACAGCACTCCATTGCTGATACAAGATGACAGGACACGCGCCTACGCGCCGACGCGACGACAAGACTCCTCGCGATTTGGCTGGAATTCCGAGGAAAGGCCGATCCTCTGGGCCTCAGGCCAAGAAAAATATCCCAGGACAGGATAATTATCCTAATTAAGGATAACGCGCCTTTCGGCACCTCGAGAGGCAGGAGGGCCAGGCAATGACTCGTGCTCCGGCCCGCATAAGCCGAGAGAAGGTCGAGTGGGACCCCTTTCGGGGGGCCGGGGTAGGGCCGGGGCCTCGCCCCTGAGCTTAGGATACTTCTTACTATAGCAGGCAGTCTGCCTGCTAATCTCTTGAGCTGACATAACACCACATTATCGGACGTGCGGCACCTATATAAGGAAGCATAGAAGCATGAGACAGGATTAATGAACGTGCGCTCACTAATTCAGAGGGAATTCCCACGCGCAGGGAGCTCGGGACGTGAGGAATCGCCCCGGGCCATGCGACAGTGCCGAGGCAAGCCGGCCGTCTATCGCGAGGGGCGGCTACACCGAGAGACTGGTCGAACGCACGATTCCTGAGCCATAAGACTGAGGCACGGGGCTTTACCCCAGCGTGAGGGCCATGCGCAAGAGCTCGGGCGCGAGGCATATATAGAGAGGATACGGTCCTCTCCCCCTGGGCTCTCCCTCTCTCCCCGTACCGTTCCCCCTCGGCACACTCCTCGAGCCTCATGCCCTATCCCAGAGCCTCCGACGAAAAATTAGGTTGACAGAAGATACATCATGATGTACGATGGTCCATCTTCGGAGGAGTAGAACATGAGCCGACACTACAGCAACCCCAAGCGCGAGTCGGACCCCTGGGCTCTGCCGGATATCGAGACCTGGGAAGTGGACGCGGCCACGGACCCTGAGGAGTGCCCAGGCTGCTCCGACACCACGCGATTCGGGGCGGACGAGGAAACCGAGGAGGACCGCGAGCAGTTTCACCTGTCCAACTGCCGGGGGTGGTGGTGGCGGTCAGGCTTCCCCGGCTGCCTGCCGGACGGAGAGGCGCAGGGGCCTTACGAGACTGAGGCCGAAGCACTGGCCGATGCCCGCGAGGGCCTAGACGACGACGAAAGCGAGGAGGAGTAACTCATGCCCGAGTATCAGCCGCTCGCCCGCCTTCCCCACGGTCTCGACGCCTTCACCCGCGCATACCTCGAATGCGCGGAATGGGCGGGGCTCGACGAGGAGGCCGAGGAAGCGCTCGAACTGTCGGTGAGCCCGAAGTGGGACCTGGACACCATCAAGCGCGTGACCGAGGAGTGCGCGCAGTTTCAGGCCGATTGCGCGGATGCACTCGAAACCGCGTATGAGACAGGCTACACCCCCGAGCAAGCGGGCCACGACTTTCACCTCACGCGCAACGGGCATGGGGCCGGGTTTTGGGATCGCGGACTCGGCGACGTCGGCGCGAGGCTCACCAGCGCGGCCCATGCCTGGGGCTCAACCAACGTGACGTACGACGGGACGACCGAACTACTGCGGGAGGAGTAGCCCATGGCCGACGTCAAGTACGAGACCGATGTCGTGTTGGACGATACAGCTTCGGGCGAAGTCGGAACGATAACTATCAACGGTGTGAGCCACGCGGCCTGGGGCTTTCATCTGGACGCGGCAGCCGGGCGCATGACCGCGTATCCGTTCCTCGTCAATGGGGAGCTGTGGCTCACGGCCTGGGGTGGCGAGCGTATCGTGCGCCTCACGCAGACTGGTGTGAGTTACGGCCTGTGTCGGACGAAGCTCTATCACTACCGGACCGCTGTGCCTTATCTCGGGCACTACTGGTATGGCAAGGGGCTTGGGGTCGGCATGCTCCTGCGGCTGAAGCGTGGGCGAAAGGGAGAGGAGTAAACCCATCGACTTCAGTTACTCGTGCGCCTCCCGCCCTGGCGCTGGGGCCAAGGATCCCAACTGCGATTGTTGGACATGCGACTTGCTCAGGGACGCGAAACAGGCGCTCCGCGCCTACGACGAGACCACGAAGGGGGATCGATGAGCTTTCGAGTGTTTGTCCGCAACTGGTGGCGTCCGGCAGAGCCCGGTGAGGCCGGCTGGCCGGATGGTCGTGTGCCCTACCCGGGTGCGCCGAAGCGCGTCATCCGTAAGCGGGTCGAGACGGAAGAAGAGGCCCGGGCCATCTGTCAGGAGTACAACCGCACGCACGCGCCCGGCAAGTGGAGCCGCAAGGCGGAATACGAGGAGCTGTGATGGGCAAGGAGCGCGAGAACTTCGTGGCCGCCATGGCCCGTGAGGGAGTGCCGGTCGACGTGGCGCGCAAGGTGATGAGAGCCGCGACCACGTTGCACCGGCTGGCCGAAGCGACGTGCAACGGCGATTGGCCCGCCAACAACGGCACCTCGCGGGCTCCTGGGGGACGGAAGGTCGAGGAGTGCGCATGGTGCCAACAGTTGTGGGTGCCTAGCTTCTTCGTGCAAGCGACACGCGCTGAGCTACGGCGTGTCCTTCCTCAAATCCAGGGCCAGTACCTGCGTATCTGCCGCGAGTGTCGCACGATGAACCGGCTGGAATCGATCCTCAAGCCCTACAACATCACGATCGATCAAGCGGACCTTTATATTCGGCTCAAGACGCCAAGCGGCGAGCGGCTTGATCCGTAAGTCGCAAGCGCAAGCGCAAGCGCAAGCGCAAGCCTCATCCTTCCTATGGGGCAAAGGAGGCTAATGTGTCGGAACGTGCCGTGCGTGCTGTACCTGTCGTGCGCGAACGTACCGTGCGGGAATTGCGACATGCGGTCCTCAGCGCGATGTTCCTACTCGTGCTGGGGCTCGCGAGTATCGTCGTGACGGATTCCCGCGTAGATGCCGCCGGGCCTGATCCCCTGCTCGCGAGCGCGGACTCCGAGCTCTATGCCGCGCAAGGCGCCGAGACGCTGCCCGCGGCTTTGCCTCAACTCAGCGCCGCTCTCGCCTTACTTCAGAGCGCGCAGAGCAGTCTCCCCGAGTCTGAGCTCCCTCACGAGCTCGTGTCCCGTGCTGTCACTCTCGCGGGGCAAGCGAGCGCCACGGAGGACTCAGGCTCGCGCCTAACCATGATTCTCGACGCACGGGCCGACGTGATCTTCGCCCGCGCGCTCTTGAATGGACCTGCGAGTAGCACAGGAGCACAGGAGTAGCTGGAGTAGGAGTACCCACGTACCCGCGTACCCTGGGGACGCTAGCCTGTACCCGCACGGTAGCGTCCCCATCCTTAGGCCAGGAAGTTTCGGGATTGGAGAAACAGATGTCGGAACCCAAATCCCCCGCGCATAACTCGGACTCCCCGGACCCCAAGCCTGTTGGCCGCGCCTCCCGTAACAAGACGGATGCCGAGCTCGACATCCTGTCCGACGAGCAGCGCAAGCCGTGGCGCTATCACCTGCGCTACCATTTCCGCAACTCTTCAACCATGCGCCGCGTCTGGTTCACGTCCCCCGAGGACCGCGCTGCGTTCATCAACGTCATGTCCCCTTTCGTGCTCTTCTCGGGCACGGGCGAGGTTCAGCGATGACCGACCAGACCAATCGTCCTGATCGTCCCGATCGTACGAAGAAGCCCCGCGAGCGTGCTGTGGACGGCCGGGAATCGATTCCCGCGGCGCCCGCAGCAACGCCAGACCCCAAGGCAAGCGCTGAGGACCCCAGCAAGACTCTCGCGCACGAGTCCCTGTATTGGCGAGAGCGCGCGGGCCTGCTCAAGTCCCCGGTAGTCCCCGGCGGTATCTACAAGCGCAAGGACGGTCGCCTCGTGAAGGTGATCGGCGAAGCCAAAGGCATGTGGATCCGCTACCTCTTGCTCGAAGCCACGCAGTACGAGAGCGGCTCTACGGTGGACCGCGGATACTTCCTCAGGAATTTCGAGCTCATGGAGCTCCCCTCGCGCGAGGCACGCGAGGCACGCGCAGCACACGGGAAAGGACATCACGACAATGACGAACACGAAGAAGAGTAAGAGTAAGCGCATGAGGATGGACCGCACGCTCACCGAACCGTGCACGCACAAGAACTGCCACTATCTCGGCGCGCAGGGCTCCGACCTATGCTACTGCGCGCACGGGAAGTTCCTGCACAAGGTCGGGGGCCGTCATCAGTGCATTGCGGTGGTCTCGAGCCCCACGCCCGGCGAGCCGATGATCCCTTGCTCATGCCTCGCGTTCGTTCTGTCGATGGATCCGAAGGACAGCGAGAGGTAGCTGTGCCGAAACGTACGCGTACGCGTGCGCATGCGCGTCCACATCTGCCGCATCTTCCGCACCTTCGCATGTACAACAGCCGAGGGGACAAGCCCCGATTCTCGTGTGTCGCGCTTGTGGCGGGACTCGTGGTTTTTGTGGCTCTGGTCGTATTGCCTGCGCTCCTGGCATGGTACATCATCACGCACGTACAGGCTCCGGACCCTGATCCCACGACGTACCGCCCCGAGCCCGAGCTCGAGCTCGTGCCGTAGGTGCCGTACGCTGAACCACAGGGTGGGGTCAGGAGCCATGAGCCAGGCGCAGAGTCAGACGCGGGGTCAAGCGCAAGGTCAAGCGCAGAGTCAGGGTCAGAAGGTCTATCCAAGCCAGGATTTGCTGGTGGTGGTGTTCGGGATTCTGGTCTTCAGCACGATGGGGTTCACGCCCCTCGCCATGTCCGCGTACTCGGAGAGCAAGCGGCCCGAGGTTAGCGCACGTGGTGCGGCGGACCTGGCGCGACGCACGCCCGCAACCTCGGCCGAGCAGGTCGCGTGGGCCGCGGGTCAAAACCTGTGGTGGTGCGCCGCGCGCCGAGTCCGGAAGCTCTGCGAGACGGACGGTGAGGCGTGCTCCGTCGCGCGGTATGAGCTCACGTGGAACGGGAAGGGCTCGATCTGGCGGGAGCTGCGCGATCTTCAGGGGGATCGAACCGCGCAGGCATTCCGAGCAGGGACGCTGCTGCACGACTGCTCGACCAACATTGGAGAGGAGGATGCTAGCTGGCTTAAGGCACTGGACGTGCCGATTGCAAAGACGGACAAGCCGAAACTCTAACGAATGGAATGGGAGGTGAAGGTACATGCGCAAGTCCGCCGCTCGTGCCCGCAGGACCCGCAGGACGAAAGAGAGGCCCCTATGCGTGCTCTGTCGTTGGAAGCCATCCTTGTGCAAACGCGGAGGGTTGTGCGCCGCCTGCACGCAATGGTGGCGCAGAACTTCGCTCTACTCTCCAAGCGAGCTCGTGGAGCACTGGCACCGTCTGGTGCGCTTTGGTCAACGCGCGTCGGCATTGCCCGCGCGCTCGGGCAGAAGCGACGGTGGCTCGTTCCTCCGCCACCTGAGCCAGAGCCGGAGATCAGCCGCCCGCTCTTCGGTGTTACGTGGCCGTGGCCCCGCTCCATCGCGCAACGCGCGGCAGCCGCGGGCCAACAGTTCTCGCTAGCGCTGGCGGAAGGGAGCCCGTACGTGCGTGTGACCGCAACAACATTCGAGGCGCTGGGGGTGGGACAGAAGTTCATCTTCAGCGTCGACGTCCCCTGGCGTGAGCTCGCGTACGTCCGAGGCCCATACCTCAAGCATGGGACCCGGACGTACGTTCTTCCTGACTACCCGGACCGACCAATGACCGTGTCCACAACTCTTGTCCCCGTCGTCCGCATCGAAGAGGAGGCCGTGCTGTGAGGACCACCGCGCTCGTGCTGCTGATGCTGTCGTTCTCGTTGGTCTGCCTGGGGGCGGCCATGCTATGCTGTAAGGTACATCAGGAGCTCTCGAGCGATGCCGCCGCCATCGTTAATATGGTCGGGCCGTGGCTCCTGTGTCTTGGCGCTGGGGGCACATACTGCTCCTGGCGCGACAAGCCCTAGCTTAGGCGTGCAGGCGCGGAGGTGACGGAGGTAGTCATGGGACAGGCCGAGACTCAGGCCACAACCGCGGTACCGGGTGTGAGGGTGTGGCCGTGCAAGCGTTGCAACCATCGGTGGCTCGCGCGGAAACCCGGGCGCCCCGCGCGATGCCCGAACTGCGGGGACTACAAGTGGGACCAACCGTACGTGAACGAGCACCCGGGCAAGAAGTTCTTCATGTCGCGTTATCGCAAGCCCTCCCCCGGGAGTAAGGGACAGGGGATGGGAAAGAAAGGAAAAGGCCGATGAAGCCCTCAATCGTTCTGACGTTCGCGTCGTTCGTATCCGTGTTCTCGTTCGCTCTCACGCTCTGCGCCCCTCTCGCAGCGCACGCGCAGGAGTGCGACCACACGCAGGCTCTGGTCGCCGATGTGTCGAGGTACGGCGGGCTGCTCGAGGTGTGGTATCACCCGAACCCAACCTTCGCCCTGCACGCGTGCATTCCCCCGCAGGAGCTCCCGAAGTGGGAGGTGAAGATGTGCGACCCCCGCGGGTGCCGCACGATCTCCACGCGCTTCGACCGGAGGAACCCGTGGCATGCGACCGTGCTGCCTCGGACGTCGGGGTACATCACCGTGCGCGTGCAGTTCGAAAGCGCGCCTGAGGCGGGCGCCTCGACCACCGTGCGGTGGCTCGATGGGCGGGCGCGTGGGGAGATCCCCTCTGGTAGGTAACGCGGGCGGGCGGTGCTACACTATCCTCTGCGCGTCGTTCCTGGCGTCCGAGGCCGCGGGACATGCCCTCCGGGTTCCGCGGCCTCCTCTTTTTTAGAGCAGGCGCAGGCGCAGGCGCAGGTCGTTCCAGAGGGCCGACAGCCACTCCCACAGCCGGCCCGCTCCCAATTCACTCCTCATCTCCCCCCTCCTCCATCTCCCCCGCCTGTACAGGTTCAGGCTCAGTCCCGGGCGCGACCCTTCGCGCCTCGGGCACCGGCTGATGTACCGAGATAGGGCTCAGTCCTTCCCCCGCGCCCGCGCCCCCCACCCCCTGAATCACGAACATCGGCCCGGGCGCCTGCGGTCCCTGTTCCTTGATCTGCTGGCCGAAACCGTCGATCCTATCCGCCTGCTCGACCGCGCGAATCGCGATGAACGGCGCCACGTTCCACTTGCGCGCCAAGCCTCCGATGACCTTCGCTCTCTCCGCAATCGGTAGGTGCTTCTGTAGGTGCCTGCGGTATTCCTTCAGCCGGGCCTTCTCCCTGTCCCTGCGCTTGTAGCCCGGCGCGCTGTCTGAAGGCGGCGCCAGCGCTCCCGGCGCCGCGGGCACGACCCCCGCGAGCTCGGGCTGGGGCATCATCCGCGCCTCTTCCGTCTTGATATTGTGCTGGCGGACCATGCTGACGATGCGTGGATCGATCTTGAGCTTCTTCGCAATGTCCTTGCCGTTCTTCCCTTCCTGCAACATCCGTTCAATTTTGGCGCGCACGGCCTGAGGGATCGAGTCAACAGATCGGGGCATTTTTCACCATCTCACATGATTTTGGATACTTCAGGCACCCCTATTGACGGCCTGTTATGCCTCTGCTACACTATTCCAACGGAAACTCGCCACCTCAGCACTGAGACCCCCGACTTGTATTAGAGGAGGTACTGCGTGTCCAGATTCCGAACCAAAGACCGAACCGTCCCCTCCCGCACTGCGCTCCTGAGGGACCTGCTCGAGGCACGGGCCGAAGCGGAGAAGTGGCGCACAGAGGCGCGGGAGACAGCCGCGGATGCTGAGAAGTTCATCACTCGGCAGAACGCGGTGATCGACTACATGGCGACCGTGCTGTCGAGCCGCAGGCACCGCGTGGCATCGTGGCTGGGGCGCCTCTTCGGCTGGCGTGAAGTACCACGCGGGCTCGGGGCGCGAGCCCAAGCTCCTGCGCCGGACCCCGCCGCTCAAGCGCCGCC